CCAGCCCGCAAACACAATCCTTACGGACATTAAAATATTCTGTGACATTGCTCCCGTAACTGGATCAGGTGACATTGGTTACGAAGTTGGAACGTCCAGTTCTGGAGCGCAAATTGTTGCGACTCAGTCAGACGAAATCTTAGATGCTGGTACAACAGTTGTTAAAAACAATGTTACATTGACAACTCTTATTGTGCAGACACAGGATGGAACAACAGCCCCGGCCTCTGTTCAATATACAGCCGCTGCAAGAAGTATTTTTTGTAATATCACTAACACTGTGAATGCTACAACAGCAGGTTCGTTTACATTTATTATTGAGTATGTGCAAATCGCATAGAAATTCTGGCAGGGTTAACGCCCCGCCTTTATTTATAGGAGGCCAAAATGGCAGGATCAGACGTAACCCCAGTCATCATCAGTGATGAGGTGGCTTTAGACGCAAACGGTATTTCAACGGTAGCCGCCGTTGGTAACAACGCCGCATTAACAATTAACGGAGCATTAGCCGATGGAGGTAGCGTTACAAACGCTTCGGCCAGACAAGTCACAATTTTGTGCGCAGGCGACGATCGTGGTATTTCGTTTAAAATAATAGGTACTGATGTAAACGGCGATGCCCTTGCTGAGAGCCTTACAGGTGTTAACGCAGGAACCGCAACTAGCGCCGGTTATTTTAAAACTATCGCAAGCATAACCGCTGTTGGCGATCCCGCCGGTAACGTATCCGCGGGTATTAATGCTAATGCGGCAGGCGTAATCTTCGCGGGACGCACTCGTTTGCAAGGGTTTTCTTTTTATTCTGGCGGGACCGCTGGAATAGCTAACCTACGAAACGGTGGTGTTACGGGCACAGAAATAATTCAGTTTCGTTCTATTGGGACTGACAACGCTTCTGACGACCCGTTTATGCCGGATGAGGGCGTACTGTTTAAAGACGGTTGTTTTGTTACATTCGTTGTTGGGCAGTTTGACTTAATGATGTTCTACCACGCGTAGGAGTTTACATGGCGACTACTAAAAATGTAACCAGAACACCTTCAGGCCGTATAAAATATAGGGGTGAGACCTTTGCAGGATATAATAAACCCAAACGAACTCCCGGAAAACCAAAGAAAAGTGCGGTTTTGGCAAAAAAAGGCTCTGAAGTCAAGCTTGTTCGGTTTGGAGACCAAAACATGTCTATCAAAAAAGACCAACCGGGACGTAGAAAGAATTTTAGGGCGCGTCATTCTTGTGACACCGCCAAAGACAAGTTTAGCGCCAGATACTGGTCCTGCAAAGCGTGGTAACGAAAAGATGAAGATTTTAGATGTCTTGGGAAAGTTAGAAAAACATGAAGCGGAGTGTAATCTTCGTTATCAACGAATTGAAGAAAAAATGCTAGAGAACAAGAGTGCCTTAAAAGCTTTTGATCTAAAACTTTGGGGTTTAGCTGTTTTAATTTTAATTGCACCTTTTGTAGGAAAGTTAATAGGATAAAACATGGCTTATGAGCGTAAATCAAAGAAGTCTTCACCAAAAAGTAAGGGCAGTAAGATTTGTCCCAAGGGAAAAGCTTGGGCAGAACGCACTTTTGACACGTATCCTAGCGCGTATGCAAATATGGCGGCGTCCAAATACTGTAAAGACCCCAATTATGCTAAGAAAAGTAAAAGAAAGGGCGGCTAATGTTAAGTAAACGTAACAATACAAAAGTTAAGAAAGTTATGAAGGGGTTAAAAAAAGCTTCAAAGCTTCATGCTGGACAAGCAAAAACCCTAAAAACAATGATGCGTTCTCCTAGAAAGAAAAGTTAAATGGGCGAGCTAAAGGACTGGGTAAATGAAGATTGGGTCAGGATTGATAGCCAAGGTAACATTTCTGGTAAGTGTGGTACTTCTAAAAATAAGAAAAACCCTGACCGTTGTTTACCTCGGGCTAAAGCAGAAAGTCTCAGCAAGTCTGAACGGGCTTCGACTGCTCGCAAAAAAAAACGTGAAGGCTCTAAAGGAAAACAAGTTGTTTCCAACACAAAAGTGGCCAAAGTAAGAAAAATGGGGCTTGGTGGAGAAGTAACTAAGCCTAAAAGAAAGTTTAATGGAAAGAATGTTTCGGGAACAGCCGTAGCTCGCGGGTGCGGTGCAATTATGAGCGAAAGACGAAAAAAAACCAAGGGATCGGTCACACAATCATGACTATAGCTTTAGAAGGTAGCATTCAAAAAGAAATTAGGCGTTGGTCTAAAGAAGTGTTGGAAATACCCAGCCCTCACTTTAACGGAGTTCCTCCTTGTCCTTATGCCCAAAAAGCGTGGGCGGAAGATAAGGTAGCTATTTTATTTAAACATGAAGAAAACTACCAAAGTCTGTATTCGTGTATATCTCAATTTGACGATAAGTTTGAATTAGCTATATTAGTGGACCTGTCTAACAATAAGACCTCAGAAGCTTTTCACGAGTATTTAGACGATTTAAACGACTTTATTGCAACCGGAGCTTTTATTGATAAAGATATATGGTTGATGGGATTTCATCCAGACGACGAACCTAATGAATTTGTTGAAAAAGCATCGATTGAAGCGGAAACAGACGAGCCTTATGCAATGATTTTTATTCAAAGACTATCTAAAGTACAGGACTTTGCTGACAAGTTGAACAAAACAAGTTATTATAGTATCTATGAGACTGAATACAATGCAAGTGAACTTTTTGAAAAACGTAAAAAAACTTATAGGAGACTGAAAAATGGCAATGAAACCTCGTAAAGTAAAAAAAGGCATGAAGAAAAAGGGTTACGCTAAAGGCGGAGCCGTGAAGAAAATGGCTAATGGCGGCATGGCTAAAAAAGGCATGGCTAAAGGCGGAGCCGTGAAGAAAATGGCTAAAGGCGGCATGGCTAAAAAAGGTTACGCTAAAGGCGGCGTTGCTAAGATGCGGGCTGGTGGAACAGCAATGACTGCTGCCCAGCTTAGGGCCGCGGCAAAAGGAATGGGCATGAAAGTGGTAAAAATTTAATATGCCCTTTTTGCAAAGCAACATACCACACTTTAAGTGTTGGGTTCGTCGTGAATATACGGTCAACCATGAGCGTTATCACGGCGAATTTTTGCATGCTATGGTTATTGCCGTTACTACAATGCCCAACCGATGCTTGAGCTTTCAAGTAATCTTTACCGGTTGTGAGGCAGATGAAGATGGCGACGAGAACGTCCATGGCGGCGCTATGTGGGCTAGGATGCCTATAACGGCTTTGGTGGCCGATGAGATGTTTGAAGAGTGGCCTGAAGCCATGCCCGTACATGCCGCACAACCTTGGGATTGTCCGTCCCACACGCATGCGGTGTATACGCTAGACAGGGCCACGCCTTGTCCTTGGATGGCAAAGATTGATGGCGGGTTCTACCCTGCCAAATACCTGTTTACTGTGGACTATACTGATACAGATGTGGCCGATGACCCGGCACAGCATAAGCAAGCTCATGTATTGCAGCTTCTGGACGCGGGAAAGTGGACAGGCAATATAGTAGCGTTACCCAACAATAGAGTAAGGGTCACGCATCCAGCATGGTTTGAGACGGGTGAGGGAGCGCCGGACTTTAAACCATCACAGCATATACATTACTCTAAATCTGACCTAGACTACACGTTAGATGTAAATAAAATATTCGATAACCTTTACAACGAGGAATAAGATGACCCTATCTAACAGCAAAGACTTCGAGTTAGACGTGGCTGAATACGTTGAGGAAGCGTTTGAGCGTTGCGGATTAGAGGTTCGTACCGGTTACGATCTCAAAACAGCAAAGCGTTCTCTCAATCTGTTGCTTGCAGACTGGGCTAACCGGGGTTTGAATCAATGGACTATTAAGCAGGTATCTTTGCCGTTAGTTAAAGGTATTTCTGACTATCCTGCCGGAATATTAAATATAATAGTAGGGACTGTTAACGCTTTTATTGAGGGTGAAAATATTACGGGTGTAACAAGTGGTGCTACTGCTTCAATAACAAGTGCTACTACTGCTACTGTTTTTGCTATAACTATACCTTTAGGGACATTTGTTGCGGGTGAAACTATTGTAGGTGAAACAAGTGGTGCTAGTACCACTGTAACTTCTGCGGTAGATTTTTCTAACGTAAAAAGCAATATAGATATTTTGTCTGTGGTAGTTCGGCGAGACGGGACAGACTTTGCTTTGTCTAGGCTAAGTAGAGATGACTATATTAATATTCCTAACAAGACCACTCAGTCTCGGCCTAACCAGTTTTTTTTAGATCGTCAGGTTACGCCGATTTTAAGGATTTGGCCTACTCCAGAAAACTTTACTGATGTTATTTTTTACAATGCTCTTACACGCATGGACGATGCCGACACCTTTATAAACAATATGGACATGCCTTTTAGGTTTTACCCTTGTTTAGCCGCAGGATTAGCTTATTATCTTGCTCTAAAACGCGCTCCAAATCGTGTGCAAATGCTAAAAGCGGTATATGAAGAAGAGTTTGAAAGAGCTGCTACGGAAGACAGAGATCGATCTTCTTTCAATGTTGCCCCTTCACATCTTTATAGGGTGGGTTAATGTCTAAATTTGCATCCGGTAAAAATTCATACGCAATATCAGATAGGTCGGGATTTCGGTACCGGTATAGAGATATGCGCAAAGAATGGAATGGTTTGCTTGTAGGAAAAGATGAGTTTGAGACTAAACACCCGCAACTTGGACCTTTTAAAAAGGTTGTGGACCCGGAAGCACTGCAAAACGCAAGGCCCGATCGAGTAGAACCTATGGATGTTTATGTTGGACTTCCTTTAATTGAAAACCCTAACTTGCGGCCTGTTACAGGGTTTGGACAAGCTGGAATAGTGACGGTGGTGACATGAGCTTTACATATGGGCAACTAAAACAAGCCGTTCAGGACTACACGGAGAACGATGAAACAACGTTTGTAAGTAATTTGCCCTTATTTATACGTCAAGCGGAAGAACGTATTCTCAAAAATGTGCAACTAAGCTTATTTAAGAAGAATGTAAGTGGCAAAATGACAGCTTCAAACAAGTTTTTGGCCTGTCCCAGTGATTATTTGGCTTCTTTTGCTCTTTCTTTTGTTGATTCGGACGGAGATCACGTATTTTTAGACTTTAAAGACTCAGATTTTGTACAATCTTTCAATCCAGATGCCACAACTACAGGAAATCCAAGATATTATGCTGTTTTTGACGTAGATAACTTTATTTTGGGTCCAACCCCAAATAGTGCATACGCTGTAGAGTTACATTACTTTTATCGTCCGGCAAGTCTAACCGCGGGAGCAGACAGTGGTACGACATGGTTAAGTGAAAATGCCGAAATAGCGTTGCTTTATGGAACTTTAATGGAAGCCTACATATTTATGAAAGGTGAGGCGGACGTTATGGCTATTTATGAAAAACGGTTTACTGAAGCAATCAACAGCATGAAAATGTTTGGTGAATCCAAAGAAGTCACCGATGAATATCGGACCGGCAGGTTAATAAGGCCGAAACAATGAAATCTGAACTTGTAACACATAAGGAGACGTAGGCATGGCCTTTTCAGGAAATTTCATGTGTACAAGCTTCAAGAAAGAAATTCTTGAGGCCGTGCATAACTTTAAAAACTCAGGTGGAAGCACTTTTAAAATTGCGCTCTATACAAATAGTGCGTCGTTTACCGCGGCAACCACCGCATATACCACGTCTAACGAGGTATCTGGAACAGGTTACACCGCGGGGGGAAACACCTTAACGCGGGTTGATCCAACAACGTCTGGAACTACAGCTTTTACGGACTTTCCAGACACAACGTGGTCATCTTCAACAATTACTGCTCGTGGTGCAATGATTTATAATGATTCCGCTTCGGGAAATCCTGCGGTCGTTATTTTAGACTTTGGTTCAGATAAAGCATCCACCAATGGCTCTTTTACAGTAGTATTCCCAACGGCAGATGCTTCTAACGCAATTATTCGGATAGCCTAATGGTTGATTCTGTCGCCGCATTCCTTGGTTGGAATAACTCAGCACAGGGGTGGGGTACGGGAACTTGGAACACTAATGTTGCCTTTTCGGTAACGGCAACTGGCTCCGTTGGACAAGCCATTGCAAGTAACGCTTCTGCAAAAGTAACCGGTTTATCGGCTACAGGGCGTGTAGGAGCTGTAGAAGCACAAAACCATGTAGATATTAACGTAACCGGGGTTTTAGCCACCGGTTCTGTTTCTGGCGCATTGGTTTACGGAAACATTGTACCGGATCAAAATCCGGGTTATACTAACGAAACCCCAAGTCAATCACCTGCGTGGTCAGTGGAAATACCCTCTCAAAACGCTAGTTGGACGCGGATAGCAGCGTAAGGATATAAAAGATGCCTAGTTCATATACAGTAAATCTCGGGATCGAGAAACCAGCCACCGGCGAACAGTCGGGTACATGGGGCGATACCACTAACGTAAACTTCGATATCCTAGACCAAGCTGTTAATGGCGCGGTCCGTGTCACTCTTACTTCTGCGGGCTCTTCGGGGTCCCCCAATACATTGGCTATAACCAACGGTTCGACTTCAGACGGGCGCAATAAATGGGTTGAGTTTTACAGTTCAGGCGATCTTGGAGCTTCTGTATTTGTTCAGCTAGACCCCAATGATGCTGAAAAGATAGTTTTTGTACGAAATAGTTTGGCGGGTAGTCGGTCTGTTCTGCTTTTCCAAGGCACTTACAACTCGGGTAGGGACTTAGAGATACCTGCGGGCGTTGACATGGTAGTCAAGTTTAACGGTGGCGGCGCAAGTGCGGCTACTGTTACGGACGTTTACACCAAATTACGGGCTACTGAGATAACTACTCCGACTTTGACGGGTGGTACGGTTGTTGCAAGCACAAGTTTAAACATTGCAAGTGACGGCGCGACTGTTACCGGTATTAAGGACGAAGACAACATGGCGTCTAATAGCGCCACGAAGCTTGCTACTCAGCAGTCTATTAAGGCTTATGTAGATAGCCAAGTTGATACAGTAGATACGTTAACTGAAGTCTTAGCTATCGGAAACACCACAGCTACAAACCAAAAGATACAATTCCGTGACACCGGTATATTTATTAATTCATCGGCAGATGGTCAGTTAGACATAGTTGCCGATACTGAAATACAGATTGCGGCTACTACTATTGACATTAATGGTGCTATAAACGCCAGCGGTGAGATCATTGCATCAAGCTTAGACATCTCAGGTAACATAGACGTAGACGGTGTAACTAACCTAGATGTAGTAGATATCGACGGTGCTGTTGATATGGCATCTACACTTACAGTTGCAGGAGTTCTTACAGGTGCTTCCTTAGACATCTCAGGTAACATAGACGTAGACGGTACTACTAACCTAGATGTAGTAGATATTGACGGTGCTGTTGATATGGCATCTACACTGCAAGTTGATGGAGCTATCACGTCTTCTGCTGCTATAACAGCTACACAAGTTGAAATCGGAAATGGTTCGGCTGGTGGCACAAGCGAAATACTATTTTCCGACAACGCCTCCGCTAG